CTTCCAACGTTCGCTTACGGAGGAAGTGCTTTACACAAAAACTAAACTAGACTTATAGTATTGGAAATACAGTTGTAATCTGTGCATCACTTCTTTGCAAGTTGGCTGAAATATATGTCCGACAATAAATGAGAAAAATCAGTTCATAGTTTGTAATGTTACGTTACTTTTATTTATATTTTCGAGCACTTCATCAATGAATAAAGGACGGTAATATGGGCATTCAAGAACGCCCTTACTTTTTGCTTCCCTATACACTTTGGAAAATAATTTTGCTTTCTCCTTGTCGGTAATTGGCAGTTGCTCTATGGGGGTACCGAGGAACCGACACCCCCAGCCTTTGCAGGTGGGGGTGAGGGAACAATGGTTTGAACTTTTCCACTGACATGAGCAATGATTTATTATTTGTTTCATGTTATGGGATCAGGAGTACATTTTTAGATAGTATTGGAGTAGGGGTATCTTTTTCATAAGCTTGAATATTTATATTTTCTTCTGCATATATACACAAGCACATATCAGAACCTGATGGTCCAATTAGTTTTGCTAATTGTTCGTTTTTACTTTCATCATATGGTTCGACCACCCAGTCTCCAAATGAAGTAACATCAAATCCATACGAAGTTTTTTTGTCTATGTTACTTATTCTAATGATTAGTTCATTACCTTGAGGGACATTGGCTTTAAAACTACATTTTTCTTTAAGCATAGATACTCCATCAGCAAAAATATTCGGACCAAACCTGCCGGTTGCTGGGAAATTAATTTTATGCATTCTCACCTGCATTCTAATTTGTTCGCAATAACTTCCTACACTTGCTTGCATGTTTGTGTTGGGAGATTCAAAAGTCCCTCCTGTAACTCCTGTTAAATCTGATGGAAGGTGTAAATCATATCCACGGGGCATTATGTATGAAACTCTATCTCTTCCTAATTTTCCATAGAATAACCCCAACTCAAAAACCACATTATCACGTACTGTAGTTTTTTCTTCACCTCTGATCTCCAGTTTATCCTCTGGAAGAAAAACGAAGGATGCAAAGTCTGAGTTCTCAAGTACTGTGCTCAAGTCTTCTAATGGCGAATGAGATAGTTTGAATACTCCTTGACTCCACACTGTAACGTCCATATCAAAGTCTAATTCGGCCTTAATGGCTCTTGCTACTGGAAGGCCTTCAACTGAAGAGCCTATAAATAATCTTGGTTTTGCCATAATTTCTAAATCACCATTATAAAACAACATCAATCTTTGTGTTCATACATATCAATTGCTTTAAAGAAATCATCTTCATAATTAAAGATGTCATCTAAGCTTTCAATTGTATGCTTCACATCTTTCTTATTTTCATCAATAGTAGCTACATATTTAGTAGCTGTATTGAAATACATGCGACAAATAGGTTTTCGGTTATTGTTGTCAAGTAATATACTGAAGTAAGTCTGTGCATCACGGTATACTATACGAGATATATCCACTTTCTTCCGGCAAATAGCCTTGACGATGCGATAAGCGTCAAGTTCATCCTCTGTGGTTACAATTTTTGATTCAGAATGATTTTCCTCCTGATTGTCTTCGGATGAAGTGTCTGTCTGTTTGGACTGTACAGGTTCGGGATTGGAGTCGTTGACAGTTAAAGCCCCTTTCAACCGTTCGTTAATAATATCGTTGATGTGTGAAGAGATGGCACGTTTGACTAAAGGTGTGAACTGATCTATTATGTTTTGAAGCATTCTACCTTCATAAACTTTTGTAGCAAACATTTTTACGAAATCAGTGCTAGGAGAGGAGAATTCTTCTTGTATGATAGCTTTTAGTTCTCCCATATATTTTAATTCACTGGCTGAGTTCAGAATATTGTCCACATCAAAGTATGACTTATGGAATTTTTTCAATTCTTCGATTTGATTATCCCTCAAGTCTGTAATATCCACTTCTAAAAATGGTTTATCATCCATTATATTGGGTTCTTTTAAATCTGTATAGAAGCGGTAGATAATTCCATTGGTTAAAAGTCCGAATTTAGCCTTTGATACGTTGAAATAGCGTAGCAATTGGTTGTCGTGCAGGTTTAAGTCTTGTTTCCAATGCTTACATTCAATCAGCAATATAGGCTGGTCGTCCTTCATGATGGCATAATCAATCTTTTCTCCTTTCTTGGTTCCAATATCACATGTCATTTCGGGGAGTACTTCTAAAGGATTGAATACATCATATCCGAGAGCATTAATAAAAGGCATGATGAAAGCATTTTTAGTTGCTTCTTCTGTCTGAATGTTATCTTTCAGCTTTTCGATTCTATCTGCGAGCTGTTTAATAGTGTCTTTAAAATCCATAGTATTTATTTTTAGATTGATATTATAATCTCATGCTACGTTCAACAACCTTAATTACATTATATATCTCTACTACATCGTCAAGATTGACGGTATAATCATTGAATAGTTCATTTAGTGAATGACAAGTGATATTTCCGCTATCGTCCTGCGCTGTGATTTGCTTAATGGATATTCCTTTTGTGCGATGTACGATGACGAAATACCAGTCGTTGATATGAAGTTTAGGGAGCCATAAATCACGTCTTACTTCCCTGCAAAGTAGCTTGTCCCCGTCGCAGATAGAATTACGGCTGCCATCGTCCATGCTGTCACCTTCTGTCTCAAATATGCGGTACTTTCCGTGATAAGTCTGGTCTACGATCACCGGCATTGTTGGCAGGGTATCTATGTATTCAGCATCTCCGTAGCCGGCGAGATAACCGCATTGTGCTTTGATGTGTATAACGGGCACATTCATGTAGCTTAGGTCATCTACTTGACGGGCATTAGAGTGGAATGTTTGGGATTGGGTATCGGTAAGCATATTCCCCTCACCAGTTAGTAGCCATGAAGGATTAACATTGGGTAGTTTAGATGTAATTTTGTCAATAACACTTCTACCAATTCCTCTTTTTCCACTAACCCAACCACTAGTAGTAGAGGTTTTTTCTCCCATGAAATTCGCAAATTCGAGATTGCTATCATTGAAGAATGTTTTTCGTATCTCTTTTATTCGTTCAAAAACTTCCATATTCGCAAAAATGCTCTTTAAATTCGCAAAATTGTTAATGATTGTCAATACTGCGAATATTTTCCTTTTAAAATTCGCATTATTCGCAAAAGTGCGTATCTTTGCAACATCAACAACGACTTCAACAGCAAAGATGCGAAGTTTGAGTGAGATTACCAAATTATTTACATACCTAAAAAGGAGTAAGACAATGAAAAAAAGAGATTATGAATTGGTAAAGAATGGCAAGTATAACAGAAGAGCAATTATGCAGAGAGCTTATGTATATATGCGTAATTACAATTACTCTCTTTCAAGTGCCTTAAAAACGGCTTGGTGTGATGCTCATCTGAAAATGGATGAATATAAAGTACAGATTGCTCCTAAGTATCAAGATTACCCGAAATCGGCTAATAATTTCAGACAGGCTATGATTGATTTGAATCCCACTTTAAGAAGCTACGATAGCTCTTGGAGATAATATAAACAAAGCTGCAGAAAAGGTCAGTGCTATACCGGTGACAAAAGCCGCGAGGGTTCGTAATGGCAAACGAACACTTTACCCTTCACCGGGCAGCTTTCCCAAATGCTAAACTTAAAATGAAAACAGATATGTTACAACAAGAATTTGAAGAGAGAACAGGATTAAAGTTATCGGCTGACGGTTATGCCGAGGTTGAGGAATGCTACATGAATACAGACCTTGATAAAGACATGTTTTGTAAACTATGGATGGAAAACCCCTCTGCGTTGAAAGAGATTGAAAAGAAAACGGTGTTGGCTCGTGAACTTTACGAGGAACGTAAATGCCTTTCTAACTTCTTGATAGACCAAACCGAAAAATGGTCAGCGTCAGACCTTAGAGAAAAAGCAATAACCATGATTGGTGAGCGTGAATACCTCAGAAGAAAGATTACTAAAGGCTATAATCTTTGGGAAGCGGATAAAGAGTTGCTTTTGGATATTCTGAAAAAGTAGAAATAATCTTCGTCCGGTCGTTGAGCCTACCCTTTGATGGGAGACGGAGAACAAGATGGAGTGATTGCCCTAAGCAGTCTATTCGGAAGAATCCGCGTCCAGTAGGTTTGAAACCACATTATAAAAAGGGGCGAGTAAAACGGTGGTGTGTACTTTTAGGGGAAGCCGCTATCAAGGGTCGAAGCAAGCAGCTATGGAGCAGAGGCAAGCAGCCTGGGAAATAAGAAGCCGACATGCCCCGAACGGTTATGCAGTGAAGTATAGTAGCTGATAACTCCGTTGAGAAGAGCAGAGAGAGCTTATCGGGGCACGAATATTAAAAATATAAGAATATGGACTATAAGGAAATAAACAATTTAACAGGTAAAATAAGTAAGATAGAATCCTTATTGGAACATTCCTCTCAAATAGAGATGATTGCTACAATTCCGAATGCAGGTTATGGAGCGTCTATATATGATGCTTCGGAACCGACAATAATAACGGTGAAGTTGGAAAAGGACGAAGCTGAATTTCTTCTAAATGAGTATCAAAAACTTATAGAACAGAAAGTGGATAGTGTGATAAAAGTGAATAAAAAGACGAATTTATGAAAGCAATTATAGAAAAGCAAGTAAGCATACTTCCTGCAAATAGCGGATTTGTCAGCAAGAGCGATATCAATGTAGCTCCTTATGTATTAACTATCAGGTTGTTTTCAATTCCGATATACAGAAAAGAGGTGAATGCCTCAAAATGGATAAGTCTTACTTCATTAAAAGAAACTCCTTACAATAGTATATGCAACCAATGCGATGATAAACAGCAGGAATGAAACATACGAGCCTTTTTCGCAAAATACGAAAATCCTTCTTCTTGGTATGCTTTCATATACGTAAGCTTGACCGTGCGGTAATTCCCCATTATGATATTTTCTTAGGTATTCCCGATAGGTGCGCACAGCTTGATTGCTCAACACTCTATTCTCGTATAGAGATATTCCAGAGAAAAGGATACAGAGTGCATTTACGCATATTGCAGTCACAAGGAGAACCTTGTTGCAAAGACTGTCCTCTGAAGGACTGCTTAAAGAAATGATTACCGCAAAGGTGGTTGAGGCTACCATTAAAAGCGTTGTTTGTATTTTGAATACCCATTCGGTTTGTTCATCCAGAGAACGCATATATAACCTAATTAGATTTCTTTCCCAACTCATACTTACTTAATTTTTTGATTTGATACTCCAAAGTTAAGTAAATCTCCCGAATAAAGCGCGATGCTGCCAATCGAATTGGTTCGGGAGAACTCAAATATTAATCATTAAAATTTTATAGCAATGAAAAAGAAAATAATCACAGAAAACTACACGCCGGCTTTGAGAGATATGGAAGTAGGAGATATTCTTACTTTCCCGGTGAAAGCTTACAATTCTATCAAAGGTACATTGATTCCCCGATTGAGATTGGAACTTTGCGTAGAAGATGCAGATTGGAAAGTAGGAGACATTGATAAGAAAAAAGGTCTTTTTGATGTAGAAAGGGTTGCGTGATGGTTTCCCTTTCTCCAGCGGAAATGCTTGTTGCAAATGAGTATTGTAAGGGACTTGCCGACAAAGAAGTGGCCAACAATCTGAGCAAGTCTGTTTGGACTATCAAGACACAGAAGCGGACTATCTATCGAAAGTTAGGCATATCCAAGGATACTGAATTGCTTCTGTATATGATTTGCGACAGGCTGAAACGCAATTTTGATTTGAACGAGTTACGGAAGCATGGACTTGAGCTTTTATTCTCCATTCTTTTCGTAGTGATGCAAGTTACTTGTAATGATATTGATTTGCGGAGAATGAAAACACCCTCACGAGCACGTACTGTAATGCGCTATATAAGAGTAGGGGGACGGAGTAATAATAATTTTAATTTTTTGGCAGCATGATATATGAGGTAAACGGTGATTTACGTAGTTCTATGTTGATTGATGGGACAGCGGAGGCAAGGTTGGCAGATATACTTACCATCATGGATAAGCGTACATTTCCTAAGAGGGAATCAGAAAGAATAGTAGGTGGCCCGGGGAGATTGAAAACTTTGGTAAGTTCTCGAAGAGTGAGAGTTGAGTACAAACCTAATGGGAGAAGTTATTACAATGCTTCAGATGTATTGAGTTTTGCAAAAGTAAGAAAAGGAAGAAACCATGAAAAGAATAATTCTCAACGTGCTATTGCTTAATATATTGGCTTTGCCTTGTTTGGCAATGTTCAATGATGTTGATCCGGTAACAGGGGACTGGAACTATACTGTTAATCTTTTTGGTATAGTGTATTCTGTTTGGTTCTATCACAAAGTATTAAAGAAGATAATAAAGATATGAACCTCAGCGGAGGAAGTGCATTACACAAAACTTATTTAGTTAGATTGCTGTCTGCATGGTCTGTGAAGATATAGCAGGCAGAAACGGGTAATTAGCTCAGTCAGGTAGAGCGGTACATGATTATTTAATGTTGGTAATTTGTCATGGTATTATTTAAAGGTTTCATTCATGTACAGGTCGTGGTGTTCAAGTCCCACATTACCTACAAGCTTTTTTATGTTTAACCAATAATGCCGACGAAAAGGACGTCGTAGGGAGAATGCCCCTATTTGAGTTTTATGCTTTAAGCTATCTTGTTAACTACCCTTCCCGGTGTGGTTTGACCGCCTATCCGGGAGCAATGCCCAAGCGAGGGAAGATATAGTTTAGTATTTTTATTTTGTTGTGTTTAGGTGTTCTGTCTGTGAAGATGGTACACCTTTTTTATTCGGGAGTTCGGTGTAATGGCTAACACACCTCATTCGAGGAGACTGACGGTTCGAGTCCGTCAACTTCCACGACATTTTTTATTAACCACATAAATTTTATCATTATGAGTTTGATCAAGAAACCTAACGAGCTGACTGTTAAGACTACATTGTCAGCACTGATTTACGGACAACCGGGTATGGGAAAAACGACATTGGCATTATCAGCCCCGAACCCTGTGCTGTTTGATTATGACGGTGGTATTCATCGCGTCAATGCGGCTCATCGCGTACCCACTGTTCAGATAACAAGCTGGGACGAGACGAACCAAGTACTTGCTTCCGAGGAAATCCAGGAGTTCGACACAATTGTGATTGACACTGCCGGAAAGATGCTCTCTTTCATGGATAAGGCTATCATGGCAGCCAATCCGAAAATGAAGAAGGCTGACGGTACTCTTTCCTTGCAGGGCTATGGGGTACGAAAAAATATGTTCATCAGCTTTGTAAATCAAGTTACCCTCATGGGTAAGTCTGTTATCTTCGTTGCTCATGAACGGGAAGAGAAAGTCGGTGATGAAAAACAGATACGCCCGGAGATTGGCGGTTCATCTGCCGGTGACTTGATTAAGGAGCTGGATTTGGTCGGCTACATGGAAGCCATTGGCAAGGATAGAACAATTTCCTTTGACCCATGCGAGAAGTTCTATGGTAAGAATACTTGTAATCTTTCTTCACGTATAAAGATACCTGTTATCATTGATGCGTCTGGTACTGTTACGGGAAAGAATGATTTTATGACAAACATCATCAATACTTACAAGGATTATCAGACAAAACAAACAGAGTTGTCTTCCGAATATGATAAGCTTCTTGAAGTTATCCGGGATATGGTGGAGCAGGTAACCGATATGCAATCGGCTAATGAGGTACGGGAAGCGATTGCGGGTATGAACCATATCTTTGATACTAAGGTACGGGCCGGTATGATGCTTAATGAGAAATGTAAACTACTCGGATTGAAGTTCAACAAATTGTCTAATAAGTATGAACCAGCCGCCTAAGTATAGATTTTACCCGTCGCTGCTTGATAAGTTCGAGCAGTATCTGCGGGCGGATGAACAGGTTGAAAGTTTTTGGAATGTCGACAATGAAACGGGGGAATACAAGAAAAGCCCCGAAGAGATTGAGGCGGAGCTCAAGCAAACTCTGCTTGATGCGATAAACCGCGTTCCATTTGAGAGTGAAGCGGCTGATAAAGGAACGGCATTCAATGCTATTATAGACTGTTATATCCATAGGAAAAAGCATATTCCAAATGAACGAGAACCATATACCATTATCGGTGATGAAGAAACCAACATTATCCAAGTTGATTTTCCGGCTACGGATATAGCGCCTGCCCGTCATTTCTTGTTTGACCGAGCATGGTGTATCGAGCAGTCGAGATATTTTGCCGGTGCATTGTCTCAGGTCTTTGTCTCTGCCATTATCTCCACCCGTTACGGTGATGTGGAACTTTACGGGTTTATAGACGAACTTCTCCGAGATACTGTCTATGACATCAAATCAACATCCAAATATGATTTCGGCAAGTATGAACATGGCTGGCAGCGGCATGTATATCCTTACTGCCTGATTGCTTCCGGTCAAATGGAGAGTGTGAAAGCTTTTGAGTACACTGCTTATCAGTTGAAGGGCGGTACGAGTCGTACACCGCTAATCAGCGGAACGCAATATCCGGAATACTACACCTATAACCATGAACAGACGGTTAAACTGTTGACCGCTCATTGTGAGCATTTCATAGAATTTCTGGAAGTAAATCGGGAGTTTATTACGGATAAGAAAATATTTGGGTTAGAGTAATGGCACAGGAAGCAATTCTTGAAAAAGTTAACGGCGAAGTACACATAAGCAAATCCTTTGATTTCATGTGTTCCCAGCTTCGTAATGGTCGGTATCGTGTAAAAATCGAACGGTTCACAGAGCCTCGTACACTATCGCAAAATGCGCTCATGTGGCTTTGGTTCACTTGTATCGAGCAGGAAACCGGAACGGATAAGCAGGATATACACGATTACTACTGCAACCTATTTCTGAGGAGAACTTCCTATATCAAAGGCAAAGAAACGGTTGTTGCCGGAAGCACATCGAAACTCAATACAGTGCAGATGACAGACTTTTTGAATAAAGTCCAGGCTGATGCCGCTGCCGAACTGGGAATAACACTCCCTCTTCCGGCTGACCGTTACTATAACGAATTTATCAACGAATATCAAGACAGGAGATAAAAATGAATATCACAAAAGCAAAAATAACGAAAGACAACACGCTTGTTGCCACTTTTAAGAACGAGAATGAGGATAATGTAACCGTTGAGGGAAAGAATCTTATCCATAAGGATTTACGTGCTGCATTTGATGAACTTATCCCTCACCTTGCTTTCCTCTGCGAACAAAAGGAAGCTGACGGCAAAGATTCCATAGATGAATTGCCGGAAGAAATCTTTTCAACATTTGAGGTTACCGGTTATACAATTAGTGGTTCCGATGATAATATCGGGATTACTTTAGTCGGTAAACGTTTCCTAAAAAGTAAAAAGGTGCTCAATCTCATTGCACCGTTTACCATGTTCAACAATGAGAACGAGGAATACGAACACGCCTTTGAGTTGCAGCAAGCCATTGATGCTTGTAATTATGAAGTAGAACAGTATCTGACCGCAAAGAAATGGGCAGTAGTTCAGCAGGAACTTCCATTTGATGAAAGTACCCCGACTGATATAGGGGCTGACCCAGTGGGGGACGCTACTTTTGAGGAGGAAGCTAACGAGTTCCTCAAACAAGTGGCGGAACAGACCGGTACTACTTTGATTGTGGACGGTAAGAAAGTGAAACCGCGTCATTCACGTACTAAGAAAGTCAAAGAAACGGCAGCTTAATTATGGCAGCACCTTTTTGTATCACCAAATATCCAGACGGCTTCAAACTTAAATTCATGTATCATCCGATGCTGATAAAATGTGTGAAGAACATTCCGTCAGTCAAGGCCAATGCAAAGAGAGCTTACCTCTTTAATGAAAAAGCCTGGTGGGTTGATCTTGCCGATGAATGGTATGTCAACACCATGGCGAATTGGGCGGTGCAATATGGTTATTGCGGATCAGTACAGCGGTTGGAGCAAAGAAAAGCTGATATAAGTTTTGAGATTGCTCCAATGCCGCAATTGGCCGTACCTCATGGGCTACTTCTTGAACCATACGATTATCAGAAAGAGGGTATCGCTTATGCATTAGAACATAAACGGTGCATCTTCGGTGACCAGCCGGGACTTGGTAAGACATTACAGGCGATAGGTACGGTAACAATAGCGCAATCTTATCCATGTCTTGTAGTATGTCCGGCTGCATTGAAAATAAACTGGCAACGTGAGTTCAAGAAGTTTGCCGGGAAACAGGCTCTTATACTTGATGATAAGAATAAAAATACGTGGCAACGCTTCATTGAAACCAAGTGCTGTGATATTTTCATCACTAATTATGAGTCGCTGAAAAAGTTCTTCGTATTAGATGTGAAGAATGATACGCGGTTTACGCTGAAGTCAATCACTTTTGATCCTCGCATAACGCTTTTCAAATCGGTCATTATTGATGAGTCTCATAAATGTAAGTCTACTAAGACCCAGCAAAGTAAGTTTGTTGAGGGCATCTGCAAAGGTAAGGATTTCATTCTTGAGTTGACAGGAACTCCGGTAGTGAATGATAATACTGACCTTATACAACAACTTAAGATAATGGGACGTTTGGAAGATTTCGGTGGGTATAAGACATTTACCGAGCGCTTTTGTAACGGACCGAAGAAAGCATCTAATCTGAAAGAATTAAACTGGCGCCTTTGGAATACCTGCTTTTTCCGACGGGAGAAGGCAAAGGTGTTGACCCAACTTCCGGATAAGACACGCCAGTATATCGAGATGGATATCACTACGCGGTTGGAATATGAGAAAGCAGAAAGCGACCTTATTCAATATCTGCGTGTTTATAAGAATGCGGACGACGAGAAGATTGCCAAGTCCATGCGCGGTGAGGTAATGGTAAGGATGGGTATATTGAAAGCTATTTCCGCTCGTGGAAAAATTAAGGCGGCTGCCGAATTTATCCATGACGTTATCGATGGGGGAGAGAAACTGATAGTATTTGCTTATCTGAAAGAGGTAGTAATGGAACTGAAAAAGATGTTTCCCAAAGCAGTAACGGTTACTGGTGAAGATAATGCTACCCGGAAACAGATAGCTGTAGATGCTTTTCAAAACAATCCGGATTGTACACTTATCATTCTGAACTACAAATCGGGTGGTACGGGGCTTACTTTGACCGCTTCCAGTCGTGTGGCCTTTATTGAGTTCCCATGGACGTTCAGCGATTGCGAACAGGCTGAAGACCGGGCACATCGTAACGGACAGAAAAATAACGTTAACTGTTACTACTTCCTTGGTAAAAATACCATTGATGAATATATGTATGATGTCATTCAGCGGAAGAAGGGTATAGCTAACGGAGTTACCGGAACTGATGATGTAGTAAAGGAGAATGTAGTAGATATGGCTATGGACTTATTCAAAGGTAGATTATGAGAAAGAAACAAACTACACCACAATCAGAAAGCCAGATACAGCATAGCTGCCTGACTTGGTTCCGGCATCAATATCCGTTTTTGAGTCGCATGCTGTTCGCTGTTCCTAACGGTGGGAAACGCGATGCCCGTACCGGTGCGCAAATGAAATACGAAGGTGTTTTACGCGGCGTTGCCGATTTGATACTTCTTGTCCCTAAGAAAGGTTTTGCGTCTCTCTGTATAGAAATGAAAACTCCGATGGGGAAACAGAGAGAGGAACAAATTGAATGGCAGAGAGAAGCGGAAAAGTATCGAAATAAATACGTTATCTGCCGTTCTCTTCAAGATTTTATGAACGAGGTTAATTCCTATCTACGATGAATTATATTGAATTAGTCAATAACTTTTGGACTGTGAGGCGTATTAGACCGATGACAAGTTACGAGGCAGATTTTTATTTCTATTTGCTGAAAGAATGTAACTCGAGAAACTGGACTAATCCGTTCGAATTGCCGTCGAGGAATGTGGAGCTTGAACTCGGCATCTCTCGCAAAACAATTTGTGACCTGCGCAACAAACTCCAGCAAAAAGGATTGATTTCTTTCAAAGAAGGGAATAAACGGGCAAACGGAGCTTTTTATCAGATACTTTATGTTTCTGACGGTAACAAAAATGGTAACGAAAGTGGTAACGTAAATGGTAACATAAACGGTAACGTAAATGGTAACCCTTTATATAAACAGAAACATAAACAGAAACCTATGGGGGAAAATATCTCTGGCGAGTTATTCCCACCGGAGCCACCACCGAAAAAGAAGCTGCTTAAAACCAAAGTAGAGTTTATACCACCGACCGTCGAAGAAGTGAAAGAGTATTTTCGGGGCAAACTTCCTGACTGGGAATTGCAAGCGGATATTTTCTACAATCATTTCTCCGGGCTTGGTTGGAAAACGGCTACAGGTGCCAAGGTTGAACGTTGGGACAGCCGGGCCAATCTTTGGATAATCGAAAAAAAACAGCAAGGCAATGGAAAAACAGAAACCCAAGGACAAAACGGTCGGGATGCTGATAAGGCAGCAAAGGCAAGAAACCTCATTGCGGAGTACGCGGCCATCGAGCAGGGATGTGATGTTGTCGGCCATCAAGCAGAGATACCCGACCTTTAGCCAAGCCTCTGCCGCATATTCGACATCGCTCCAGCCGATACTTCTTGCCGACCTTGATAAAGCATACAGCGAGAAGTCTCCCACGTTGTCAGACCTTGAACAGATGTACGGTGACGGCTCCTCGGTTTTGTGGGCAAAGACGCAGTTACTGACTATTGATTTTGCCTCTGCCACGAAAGAGAGTGCCGATGAAAATGCTTTGAACGAGTTCTCAAACCTGTTTGTAAGGCAGTATCACTACATCAAGTTGACCGAATTCATTCTATTTGTCGCCCGATTCAAGTTGGGCAGATACGGTAAATTCTACGGCTATTTCGACACGATAACCATTGGCGAGGCTTTCCGTAAGTTCCTCAAAGAGCGGTCGGATGAGTTGGATATAATCATCCGGAAACGTAATAACCAGGCGCAGGAGCAGCGGCAAGTACCTGTGGAACGGAATCACCAACCACCCGACGACTTACGGGCAAAACTCAAATTAAGATGAAAGACATAAAACTGATAGCGACTATTCTGTCAATTCTGACAGCGTATGCCGCTTTTTATTTTGTCTGCTACTGGATAGCGGACTATTGTTTAAGAACTTATTTGTAACGCAATTATGGAAAACAAAACTTTCAAAGAAGCTATCAAGAGTTATCTTGATGAACGTGCCGGGACTGACGAACTGTTCGCTAAGTCCTACGCAAAAGAAAACAAGAATCAGGACGAGTGTTGTTCTTACATCATGGGTGAAGCCAGAAAGCGCGGAAATGCCGTCGCTATGTCCGACACTGAAGTATTTGGTCTGGCCGTACACTATTACGATGAGGACGACATCAAAGTCAACAAACTACCTGCCGCCGCAAGAGCTGTAGCTTCCGCTTCATCCCAATCGGTTAAGCTGACCGAGGAAGATAAAAAGAAAGCTCGTGAGGAAGCGATTAAACGTCTTACCGAAGAGCAATATGTTTTGCTCAAGAAAAAGCCGTTACGAGGAAAGAAAGAGGCAATGGAAGTTCAACAGATGTCATTGTTCTAAGCCATGAGACCGCGTACTAAATTACAAAAGGAAGTTGCCGAGCTGAGTGCAAAATTGGGTGAAATATCTGATTCTCCCAAAGAGTGGGCCAAAGAACATCTGTTTGCTCATACGGCACATAAATGCAAGGATGAACTTTGGTGTTCGGAATGTGGGAAAATATGGATAAACACCGATAATAGCGAATTGAGCATTATCCTTTTGGGTGATAAGACCGAATGCCCTTATTGTCACCACAAGCTGGACGTAAAGGTAAGTCGGAAATGCCAGAATGAAGAGGAAATCTACATGGATATACTACAGGTTGTAGGTAACTTCCAAGTGATACGCCATATCCTGTGCTGCAAGTATTCTTGCAAAAGTGGTTTTCGTGAGCATCTGACATCAAATCCTTATTACAGTTTTTTTTGAGACTGTTCAGGAATGGATTACAGTTAATGGCAAACGTACCATTATTGCCAGACCTATGAATATGGGTGGCAATGGATGGTTGTATGGTAGGCCTTTGAGTATAAAGAACGAATACGGTAGTGGTTATTACAGTTATGGTGATGTGTATTCTATACATGGATGGTTATATCGTAAGATAGAGGTTCTCCCGGAGTTGAAGAAACGTGGTATAGGCCGGAATTTTCCTGATGTCAATCCGTCGAGGCTTATACGATCGCTCTTAACCGGTAACAATGATGCCGAACTCTGTTTGAAAACAAAGCAGATGGCAATGCTTAAACACATGGCTAAGGAAGGGTATTATCAGCTTCGGTACAAGCCATCTTTCAATATCTGTAACCGTAATCACTACATCATCAAGGATGCCAGTATGTGGAATGATTACATTGACCTGCTGCTCTATTTCAAGAAAGACGTACGTAACGCCAAATATATATGTCCCAAGAATCTGAAAGTCGAGCATGATTTGCTGATGAATAAGAAAAGGAGCATTGAAGCAAAGCTTCGCAGAGATAGGGAAAGGATGGCGGCAATCCGTCTTGAAAAAGAACGTAGGGAAAGTATTATTCAGTTCTACAAGAGAATGGAGAAGTTCTTCGGTTTGGAGATAACGGACGGAAGTATAACTATCCGTCCATTGGAAAGTATAACCCAGTTCTATCAAGAGGGGAAAGCAATGCACCATTGCGTATATACGAATGGGTATTACAAGCGTAATGATTGCCTTATCCTTTCGGCCCGCATCGGGGAAAAACGTATCGAGACAATAGAACTGTCCTTAAAAACTCTTGAAATAGTTCAATCGCGTGGTGCATGTAACCAGAATACAGAATACCATGAGCGTATCATTGGGCTTGTTAAAAAGAATATTGGTCTAATCCGTAATAAATTATCAGCATGAAACATATCATCCGAAAAATAGAATACATCACCGGCGATAATCGTCGGTGTGAGAAAGTAATCATTGAAACAAACGACATCGAGACTGAGAGAAAGCGGTTATATGCTGAGTACCCCTGTGATGTGATATACTTTACTTATGAGACAATAGAATAGATAGTATAATGAAAGATTATATCGAGTTTCTGAAAGACAAGATGGCCATCAGTCATCAATCAGGATTTGAGGTGTCGGCAGAGGAACTGACACCTTTTCTTTATCCTCACGTGAAAGATACTGTTCGTTGGGCGATATCCGGCGGTTGCCGGGCAATATTTTCCAGCTTTGGTATGCAAAAGACCGTAACCCAGTTGGAGATACTTCGGGTAGTCCTGAAACACAAAGGCGGCAAAGGGCTGATAGTTTGTCCCAAGCGTGTAGTGGTCGAGTTCCTTACACAAGCGGAACAACATCTGCACATGAAAGTGACTTATGTACGAACTATGGCTGATGTGATGATATGTCAGACTGACATTATGGTTACGAACTACGAGCGTGTGCGCGACGGTGAAGATGGTGTAAGAATAGAACCTTCCTACTTCACCGCAACATCATTGGATGAAGCGAGCGTATTGCGTGGTTTCGGTACCAAGACCTATCAGGAGTTCCTTCCCTTGTTTGCGGATGTTCCCTACCGCTTTGTCGCCACCGCCACGCCATCGCCCAACAGATATAAGGAACTGATACATTATGCCGGTTATCTCGGTGTGATGGATACCGGGCAGGCGCTTACCCGTTTCTTTCAGCGTGACAGCACGAAGGCGAATAACCTTACCCTTTATCCTCACAAGGAAAAAGAGTTCTGGCTATGGGTAAGTACATGGGCGTTATTCCTCACTAAGCCATCCGACCTCGGTTACCCCGATACCGGATATGAACTACCTGAACTACGTGTACACGAAGAAGTGGTTAGTGTGGACAACTCCACTGCTGGTACTAATCGTGATGGACAAGTGAAAATGTTTCGTGAGGCAGCTCTCGGTCTTGCTGATGCAGCGAAAGAGCGCCGGGACAACATGCAGGAAAAGATTGCCCGCGTGGTAGAGATAATCAATCGCCCGGAAAACAAGGACGACCATTTCCTTTTATGGCATGACTTGGAAAATGAACGGAAGGCATTATGTGACGCTATACCCGGATGCAAGGCTGTGTATGGCTCGCAGGATGATGATGAAGCGGACAAGGTGATATCGGATTTCAAAGACGGCCGTCTGAAATATCTAGCCGCCAAACCTGAAATGCTTGGTGAGGGTTTGAACTTCCAGTACCACTGCCACAAGGCAATCATGTTCATCGACTACCGTTTCAACGACAAGCTCCAGGCGATAGCCCGTATCTACCGTTTCATGCAGCAGCATCCGGTTGACCTTTATCTGGTATATGCGGAAAGTGAGGGCGAGATATACAAGAGCTTCATGCAGAAGTGGGCGCAACACCGCGAGATGGTAGCCAAGATGACCGATATAGTCCGTGAGAATGGTTTGTTCGGCTTGCAGGCAGAGGAAAAGATGATGCGGTGGATGTTTGCCAGCAGGGAAGAAAAGTCCGGTAAACTGTGGAGGGCCATAAATAACGACAATGTTCTTGAATGCCAGACTATGGAAAGTAATTCGGTGGACTTGATTGTAACCAGCATCCCGTTCTCCAACCACTATGAGTACACTCCGACCTATAACGACTTCGGGCATAATGAGGACAACGGCAAGTTCTTCGAGCAGATGGATTATCTTACACCGGAGCTTATGCGTATTCTTAAACCCGGTAGGTTAGCTTGCATCCATGTGAAAGACCGTGTACTGTTCGGCAACGCTACGGGTGACGGTATGCCCACTATCGACCCGTTCAGTGAAATGACTGTATTCCACTACATGAAACACGGTTTCCGCTACATGGGGCGTATTACAGTGGATACGGACGTGGTAAGAGAGAATAACCAGACTTACCGTCTTGGCTATACTGAAATGTGTAAGGACGGTTCAAAGATGGGTATCGGATGCCCGGAATATGTCCTTCTTTTCCGCAAGTTGCCTTCTGACACCTCACGTGCATACGCTGATTTGCCGGTAACAAAGAACAAGAGTGAATATTCATTGGCCCGTTGGCAGATAGACGCTCATGCAAGTTGGAAATCATCTGGTAATTCTCTGTTATCATACGAAGATATGAAAGGTGCTGGAATAGATAAGATTCGACATTTGTTCCGAAACTACGAGCGTGAGCATATCTACAACTATGAGGAGCACGTGTCGTTCGCAGAAGAGTTAGAGGCATACGGGAAACTACCAAAAACATTTATGGCTGTCGACCCTGTAAGCAAGAAGGAGTGGATTTGGGATGATGTTACCCGGATGCGAACGCTTAATACCAAGCAGTCGCAGAAGAAACGGCAGAACCACATCTGCCCACTTCAGTTGGATATTGTCGAAAGGCTGATTGAACGGTATTCAAATAAGGGTGAACTGGTATTCGACCCGTTCGGTGGTATCGGAACCGTTCCTTATTGTGCTGTTAATTTAGGACGTAAAGGATTATCCACTGAACTGAATTACGATTACTGGAAAGACAGCCTTTCATACTTGTATGAGGCGGAAATGGAAGTGAGCGCGCCCACGTTGTTTGACTTATTGGATGATGCTGTATGAACATCCATCAGACAGTTCCCCGTTATGATTGTACCTCTTTCGCCAAATGTGGCAAGCACTCCTTTGCCTATTGCCGGAAATACGGTGCATCCGAATGCGGTCCATGTGAGATAGTGAAGCGGAAACCGAGAAATCGGGTGATGGTGGACGGGAGGGAGCGTAAGATATGCAGCCGTTGCAAAAGATTGCTTTTGCTATCCTGCTTCTATGATAGGACAATCTACCGTAATGGGAAAGCGTATCACATCAAAACATCCTGGTGTAAAATGTGTATTTCGGAAGACAATCGGGAACGGAATAAAAGAAAGGAAAACAAATGATTGAACGAATAAAAGTAGCATGGTACGCCCTTACAAGAAAGGAGTATGCGTTCTTTTCAATCCAAAGGCATGAGATTGAAACAGCGGTGGTAGATGTATTATATCTGATAATGCAACCCGTTTTTTCTTAGAGACAATTATCAAGTTCACAGAAAAATATATTGAGGAGAAAGGAGATTAACACATGAAACCTATATTAAATACTGAAGACATTAGGAAACTAAAGACTGATGAGATGTTAATTGAATGCTCTTTCGGCAAAGTAAATTATTATAGATTCCTATGTTCTCACCCACGAGACCCTAATTATGTAATTCTATTGAATTGTTGTGAAGAACCTGAAAGGTTTTTGGTTAAAAAACTTATAGACCGATTCTATACGGATTACACAACTCGCGATATAATTACTTATCGTAGAGATTATGCCATTAAGGAACTCAAAGAGTTTGAACAAGCATTGTCTGAATTAGATGGTAAGGACAATTTAGAAGATTAATTAATAACAAGATAGTAATGAGCCTTGGGTAGGCTTCGTAAAACCTATTAAATATATGGAAAATAATATTCAAGAAAACAAGAAGAAATTAGAAGAACTAAAAGAGGCAGCAAAGCCTTTGATTAAGTTTCTGTGTGAGAATTATCATCCTCATGTAACTGCAATTGTCACCCTTACAAGTGTAGAGGTAATGGAAGGGATTCAAGCAGTTCCAAATATAACCGAATTTATAGTTGATTAAAATTTTACCATGCGGCAGGAAAATCAACTGTCGCATGGCTCAAAACAATAAATAAATGAGTTATTATACACAAGACGAACTAAATAAAATTGTCAATTTAACAGTTGATACAATAAAGCAAAAAGCAACAGAGGCTCTTTCTTCCGTATTGGAGAATTGGGTACATGGCGGTGATGCGGATTGTATCATTGCTGAGTTTGAGGAAAAATTAAATAACGTGTAACAGGAAAATATGAACAAGAAAGAAGAACAAGCCATAAGCTTTCTGCGTAGTATGGAGCGTGAAGAAACATTATCACTCGGTTTCTCCGGTGGAAAGGATAGCGTTGTCATACTTGATCTTGCAGAACGTGCAGGCGTTAAGTATAATGCAATCTACGCTAACACCACAGTAGACCCGCCTGGCACAATCAACTTCATAAAGAAGAACTATCCACAAGTACAGATCATGCACCCGGAAATATCTTTCTTTAAGTTGATTGAGGAGAAAGGTTTTCCCTCTCGTTTACGTCGATTCTGTTGCAATAAGCTAAAAGAACGATACGGTATAGGAAAGCGTAGTATCGAAGGAATGAGAGCTGGCGAAAGTAGAACCCGAAAAGATTATGAGCCTGAGCAGTGTGATACAAGAAAATGGATGAAGGGAGCAAAGCATATTCTTCCAATTCTCACATGGACAGAAGAAGATGTTTGGGGTTATATCCGAAAATACGGATTACCATATTCAAAGTATTACGATGCTCCCTATAATTTGAATCGACATGGCTGTGTTGGTTGCCCTCTGTGCAATTACAAGCAGATGCAATTAGAGTTCAAAATGTTTCCTGGTTATGCTCGTAAAATAATAGTAGCCGTTGAAAGACACATGAAAACTCACCCAGAAGGTTTCCTTGCACGCAATTTTGCAGACGGGTACGAGGCTTTCTATTACTACATCAATGAAATACCGATTGCGGAGTTTCACGAAATGAAGAAAGGCTTATTCGGATTCAATGCAAAGGAAATTATTCAGAGAGAAATATTAAAGTAAATAAATAAGGAAATCAATCTTTATTTCTTTTTGATTGATTTAAGAACCATCCAATAAAACTAATTACTACACCTGCATATAAAGAAATGATTAAATTAGAGATAAGCGATATCTTATCATCTAAAGCATTGTTTCTAACGTTATTTAGTTCTTTTAAGTCATTGAGTTGAGACTGTAGAAGATTTATTTTATGTTCAAGACTAATATTAGATAAAGTTTTTTGAGGATTATCCGATATCCCTTTTTCTATTATAGTTATCCGGTCATTAAGTCTATCATATGCTAAAGTTGTATCAACAGAAATAGAGTCTTTTTTTTCTCTAAAATGCTGATTTCTCATGTCTTGCCATAAAGAATCAATACTTTTTGTTAAATCATTGAAGTCTTCTATCATATTTGTGGAGTGGTTCTGTGATATACTATTAGTCTTATAGGTACTGAAAAGGTATAAAATCAGAGAAATAATAGATATTACTGAAATCACAAGAAATATAAACCGTGAAAACCTTGTCTCAGATTTTATTGCTTGTTTTTGTGCCTGCATTGATTTTTGGTTTTCTTCTTCAATTTGTTCAAGTTTCATTCCTTGCAAAACAATGAAATCATTTTTCATTATCTCGAAATCAGGAAAATCCTCTTTTTTAATTGGAGTTAAACTACTATCGTCCAAAACTTCAGAAAAGCATAGGCTTTCGTTTTGGTAGCTAACTAAATATATAATAATAGGTTCATTTATAAATCTATTAATGTTGTTGAGATGTATTTCAATAAATCTTTTGAGAACTCGAATTTTACCATCATCAATAATGAATAGACACAATGGCTTATTAAGTTGGTTATCAAAAACTACCAAATGAGCGGGATAAAAAGGTATACCGTTATCTGTTTGTATTGTGAATATTAAATCATCTTTTATTGCTGTAGATGGGACATTTTTATTTTCTATGAGAAAGCTAATCAACTTTTTCTTTATTTGCTCAAATTCCATAGTTTTTAAATTTTGTTGTAAATATACATATTTTTTTATAATAACAAATTCAAATGAAAGCAATATCCATAAAACAACCATGGGCTTCCTTAATAGTCCATGGCATTAAAGACATCGAGAACCGAACTTGGCGAACCAATTTTCGTGGGCGCGTTCTCATTCATACCGCTGGTTCCCATGGTAGGAAATTTAGCGTTAATTTGACCGATGCACAGACAAAAGCAGCATTAGCTACGATAGCTAAAGAAACTATGTTCGGAAATATGCCATTTGACTCTATCATTGGTAGCGTTGAGATAGTAGACTGTGTACAAAATCATCCTTCCATTTGGGCAGAGAAGGGAGTGTATAACTGGGTACTCGCTAATCCTATCATTTATGCAAAACCTATTGAGAACGTGAAAGGAAAGCTTTCTTTCTGGGGCTATTCCGACCTCAAAGAAGTAAGTATTGAGTGTCCGGAATGTGGCAGCATAGAAATCGCTGTCGAAGATTATACATCGGCTCCATTTTCGACTTATCTGCATAGGTGTAATAAGTGTGAACATGTGATTCTGGAAAGTGAGTGGAACGTAATAAAGTAGAATATGGGATTTGATTGGTTTTGGTTTACTGTGGTGATTTTGATAATCTGTGTTACTATATATTCCAGTCTCAATAGTTATTGGGAACATAAATATGGGAATAAGAATGAAGATTGCGATATGTGGTGACATGACAAAATCTACTGCCAAATCGTGTCAGTAACTTCTTTGATACCGGATAGTCCGTTCGTGGATTATTCGGTATCTTTATTTTGTAAATCAAAATAATAAAGTATGTACGCAGTAAATCAGTATGATGCAATCGCAGAGGATTACGATTCTCTGTTTAAAGACAAAGCCAGCATCGAGGAGAACAGTAAGATAGCCTCGATGCTTTTTGATGTTCCCGGAATTATTCTTGATGTGGGATGTGGTACCGGACTGTTCCTTGATATTCTGAAAGTATCTTCGGATGAATATTTCGGTATCGATCCGAGCAATAAGATGCTTGAAATTTTCAGGAAGAAGCATCCCGGATACCATAACTTGTGTATCCCGTTTGAGATGTTAAACCTGAAGTTTGTGGTATTTAATACTATTGTCGCTCTATTTGGTTCGGCCAGTTACATTGAAATCGAAGCGTTAACGGATATCCCCGAGGAGAAGAATTTGTTCCTTATGTTCTATAAAGAAACGTATCATCCGGTGACTTACGAACGTAGCGGTTGCGAATTGGAATATTATGAACATTCGAGGTGTGAGCTGGAACAAAGCTTTCCTCATTGTGAAGTAAAAGAGTTTAGTAACTATTATATCGTGACTAACGTATGATATTATATTCAGAACAAAATGTGTATGAAGCGGCGAAAGAACGCATAAGGCTGCTATTTTCTATAGGTGGCCGTCTGGGCGTTTGTTTTTCTGGTGGCAAAGATAGTACCGCTTTGCTGCATATCACTTTGGAAGTGGTACGTGAACTTGGTATTCGAAAGATACCGGTTATGTTTCTTGACCAGGAATGTGAGTACACATATACAGTCGAGTATATGCGTTATGTTATGTCTTTGCCAGAAGTAGAGCCTATTTGGGTACAAGTACCATTCAGATTATGGAACGCTAATAGCGGTGATTGGTTTATTCCTTGGGAACCAGGAAAAGAATGGATGCGTGAAAAAGAGGATATTGCTTTCAAAGAGAATGTATATGATGCTGACAGATTTAAAGACATGTTCAACGCTATTGCATTTCATCACTTAGGAGAAAATTATGTTTCTTTGGGTGGTGTCCGTATTGAGGAATCTCCGGCCCGTCGTGCAGGATTAACAGGCAAGGAGACCCTCCCTGGTATGACATACGGAAAGCGTTGTAGTCATGGAGTAGTTATGTACCCTTTGTATGATTGGTCTTATCGCGATATCTGGTATTATATCTTCTCCAATCGATTAAGATATAATAAGGCCTACAATTACATTTTCTCAAAAGAACCGTTACGTTCGGCCAGGGTGTCCTCTCTGATTCATGAGAACAGTAATCAGAATATCCCTTACTTGCAGGAAATTGACCCGAAGGCATATAATGCCATGTACACCCGCATCCCCAATATTGGTACGACAAATCATCTTCTGTTGGATGCTTTTGAAGAGATACGTAATTATCCGAACTGTTTTAAGGATTGGCCGGAATATTTGCAGTATCTCATTGATAACATAGTAGCCGAGGATAAGAATAAAATTATTTTCTCCAATAACCTGAAGACAGTGATTACTAAAGTTACAAATTGGTCTGATGTAGACCGTCTTGATATTTACCGCGCTTTTGCTCGTGGGATTATTACCGAAGACTTTGAACAGACAAAATTGAATAACAGATTATTGGTTCATAAATCAAAGTATAAATATGGAAAAACTAAAAGAAATAATCACCCGGATGCTTGATGAAGCGCCAGATAAAATAAACTTCTTCAATGAAGTGAGGCAACTTCTATTTTCTTTGTCCCCGGAGAAAGTGAACCCGGTGGATCGTGTTCTTTGGGTTCCAATGGAAATGGTAAAGGCAAACAACTATAATCCTAATGCTGTGGCAAAGCAGGAAATGCAGTTACTTTATACTTCCATTCGGGAAGACGGATATACACAACCTATTGTTACGATTTGGAGTGAGGAAGAGCAAAAGTACATCATTGTAGACGGGTTTCACCGTAATCTCATTGCACGTATGTACAAGGATATTGCCCGACGGAATAGTGGTCGTCTCCCCATTGTGGTTATTGATAAGGATATCAATGACCGTATGGCATCTACGGTCCGGCATAACCGGGCACGTGGTAAACATTCTGTTGATGGCATGACGAATATCATTTATAACATGATTGAAAATGGAGAGTCGGATGCAGTCATTTGTAAGAAGCTTGGTATGGAACCATTAGAGCTTGTAAAACTTAAGCACATCACCGGCTTTGCTAAGATGTTCAAGAACTATGAATACAGCAAAGCCATTAAAGAAATTATTCATCACACAGATTCAGCAGAGTTATGATTATGGATATACAGAATATTGCAATAGATAAAATCATTCCATATTGGAATAATGCCCGGAACAACAGCAAGGCTATCAAACCGGTAGAGGAATCAATCAAGAAGTTTGGCTTTAACCAACCGCTTGTAGTAGATAAGAATCTTGAAATCATTGTCGGCCATACACGATACTTTGCCCTATTAAATCTTGGATATAAGGAAGTACCTTGTATAGTCGCTGATTTGGATGAAGAAAAGGCACGCCAGTATCGTATTGCTGATAATAAGACATCGGAGTTTGCATCATGGGATGAAGATAAACTGATACGTGAACTTAGGACTATGAATGTCCCTGCAGATATGCAAGATTTCTTTTTTGAGCCAATAGAGCAGCTGCTCGGATTTGATGTAAACTTTACTCCGGCAAATGATTATGCAACAGAAGATATGCAAGCAGAGGAAGTACAGCGGGAGTTCAGTCAGGAAATGGAACGTCAAGAGAATGAGGCTTTCAAAAAGAAAACGGAGCGTATTGAGGAGAACTTAGAGCAAGAAAAGACCGAATATATTGAAATGGCATGTCCCCATTGTGGAGAAATAATCAGGATGAAGAAGTGATATGGCAGCACCTGCGGGAAATAAATTTTGGATGTTAAGGAGTAAGCATGGGAGAGATAAACTCTTTTCCACGCCGGAACTTTTATGGGAAGCTGCCTGTGAGTATTTCCAGTGGTGTGATGAAAATCCCTGGCTCTCCAAAAAGGCTATTCAAAAGACGGTTCCTGTGAAAAGAAAGAAAGGGAAGAAAGTGGAAACTGTTAATGAACAGCAAGTGCAACAGGAAGTTTCCCCGACTTCCCGCCCGTACTCTCTTACCGGGTTTTGTATTTACGTAGGCGCTTCATCCAAATGGTGGAGCACCTTTCGTACGGAGTGTAAAAATAAGAATGACGAAGATTTTTTAGAGGTCATCGCACGCGTGGAAGAAACAATCGAAACGCAACAGTTTGAAGGTGCATGTGTCGGTGCTTTTAATGCGAATATCATTGCTCGTAAACTTGGGCTTGCGGATAAGCAGGAAGTGGACCATACGAATGCGGGGAAAGAGTTTAAGTCATTTTCATTTCTTCCATATACCAAAGAAGCGGAGAGTGTGAAGTGATGGGAGAGAGAGTCAACATAAAACAGCGTTTAGCCTATAACTATCTTCGTGACGATGTTACGAAGTTCTTATGTTATGGTGGTGCCGGTGGAGGTGGTAAGTCATGGCTCGGTTGTGAATGGCTGATGCAATGTTGCCATTATCTTCCCGGAACTCGTTGGTTTGCGGGGCGAAATAATCTCAAAGACAGTCGAGCATCTATAGCGGTGACATTTGTTAAAGTGGCTAACTCTCATGGCTATCCATATTATCACTTGACAAATGACGGCATCAAGTTCGATAATGGGAGTGAGATTATCTTTTTGGATTTGACATATTACCCTTATAAAGACCCGATGTATGAACGTTTCGGCTCCTTGGAATTTACGGGTGGATGGATCGAAGAGGCGGGTCAAGTGAATAGATTGGCCTTTGAAGTGTTACAGACTCGTATAGGACGGCACTTGAATGATGTCTATAATGTTCCAGGGAAAATTCTTATTACTTGTAATCCCAAAAAGAACTGGTTATACGATAAATTTTATAAACCATGGAAAGAGCATAAGTTAAAAGATGGTTATGCTTTTGTACAGGCGTTGGTACAAGACAATCCATTTGCAACAGAAGACTATATAAACACTTTGAAAAATACTAATGATAAAGTAACGAAAGAGCGTTTGTATTTCGGCAATTGGGAATATGATAATGATCCGGCAGTACTTTGTGATTATGATGCTATTTGTGACTTGTTTACAAACGAGCATGTACAACCGATAGGCTTATCGACTGGTTCTTCTGACCTTGCCATGAAAGGCCGAGACCGTTTTGTCTGTGGGCATTGGATAGGTAATGTATGTAACATCAGGTTAGACCAGGAATACAGTACGGGTAAATCCATTGAAACGGATCTTAAAAACATGATGATACAGTGGAAGATTCCACGTAGCATGATGGTAGTTGATAGTGATGGGCTGGGGAGTTATCTTGAAAGTTATCTGAATGGCATCAAAGAGTTTCATGGTGGTAACCGCCCTATTAATCCGGAGTTTGACAATCTGAAATCAGAGTGCGCTTTTAAGCTCGCAGAACTAATAAATAACCGACAGATAAGGATTATATGTACGGAAGCCCAAAGAGAGCGTATAATCGAAGAATTAGGAGTTTTAAAGCAGGACCATATAGATGCTGATACCCGAAAGAAAGGAATAATCAGTAAAGAGAAAATGAAAGAGATACTTGGTCATTCTCCGGATTATCTTGATATGCTGATAATGGCAATGTTCTTCCGTATCAAACCAATTCCCAAACGACCAAAAGCAAAATTAGGACAGATATGACAGTAAAAGAATTTTTGATATTAAGTGAGGTGGCAAGTAATGTTACTGAATTATTGGAACAGATAAAGAAACTCCCAAAGCCGGATTTCATTTTGGGAGTTCGTTTGCCGGATAATCTGAATGATACCACTATTGGGCAACTTATGGGACTACAATCTATATCAAGCGATGTTGATTGTATAATGATACCATGTCATGTCCTTTTAGGATTCTCTGTTGAACAAATAGAAGTATGTGAGGTAGAGGGCGTTTTGGGATTTTCCTCATGGGTTACTAAAGAGGTGGAACGGATAACCAAACTGTTTGAAACAACAAACGTGGCGCCTACTCCTGAAGAAAAACGTGCAGGTGTAGACCAACTGTCATTTGGCTTGTTTGGTTTAGTAGATTATTATGCAACCCGCATGGGAATCACTGATCATGAGTTGGTAGAAAGGGTTCCATGGATAAGAGTGTATAAATGTCTCGATATGGATGCCGAGAAGATAAGATATGAGCGAAGATTACGTAAAATTTATCAAGATAATAGCAAATGAACACAAGTGTAGAAAGGAAAATGGCTTCTGTTGCAGAAAAGCTGAAGGGTATAACCTATTTGTTTGATAACTGGGCGACGGCTAATGTCCGATTGGATAAGATGCCATTACCGGCTATCATTAATCTACTACCAGTATCCGGTAAGTTTATTATATCCAGAACGCAGTTGAGGGATTGCCCTAACTGTATGATAGCATTTGCAGATAAGACTGAATTTGATTTTGACGGTAAGGAGAATGATACTATCATAGAACGTTGTAAAGAACATGCAGTGAGCTTTATTCGTGAGCTTAACAAAAGTGGATTATTTGAGTGGGTGAGTGATGAAGTTCCTTATTCTATCTTCTACGATAAATTGGATGTGAATGTTACCGGAATTGTAATAGAATTGAAACTTAAAGAGGTTCAAGGAGTATCCATGTGTTAGTTATGGAAGATAGGAGAAAAGAGATAAAGGGTATTCTAAATGAAGAATTGGAAAGTCTTCGGCAGCGTATTGTTGAGAACCATATACAGGCTGGGCAGCGCGCAAGTGGAAGGACTATCAAGAGCTTGCATGTCGTAGTGGATGATGATCATGGAATTCTGTTTGGTAGGAAGGCTTTCGGTGTATTGGAAACAGGACGTGGACCGGGGAAAGTACCTAAGGGTTTTTATAAGATTATTCGGCAGTGGATGATAGATAAAGGTATTCAAGTAGAAAAGCCTAAGTCATTTGCTTATCTCGTAGCCCGGAAAATAGCAGAAAAAGGTACCAGGCTTTATCGTACAGGGAAACATGAAGACATATATTCAAAAGATATTGAAATAGCAATACAAAATATAATGAATCGTGTATTTGGTATTTTCTCAAAGGATGTGAAACATATAAATCTGAATAACAATGAGAACAGCAATATTTGAAAATAATCATCAGATACGGTATCCTGATGCTGTGTGCTTCTGTTTTAATCCACAAGAGATAACAGTTCAAACTAATAATACAGTGACTATCAGCATTGCGGCCAATGGGAAAAAATATACAGATGTAAGGAGTCCTTATTCAGGAACAGTATATGCTGATATTTCGTGTTATATGCGTTCTTTCTTTTCTGTTGATACTTCATTGTTGCAGTCAATTCGAGTGTCGGTAACGGTTTCTACGAGTGTTGATAATTTTAGTTTTACTACTGATAGTATTTGGGGAGCAATTAATATTGGTGAGGTATTTAATGCACCTCGTGTAGTGAGATGGTTCCGAAAGTTTCCTTTTACTTTCTCATTGTTTGTGGCTGAGGGAGCGACTGTTCGTTTTCGTTATGACCAAAATAGATATGTTACAAAAAACTTATCCGCAGGATTAAATCACATCAATGTTGCGGGATTGGTATCATCAGCTAAAGATTTTGCGGTAATTCGTCTGGATGAGGATTTGCCTACCAGTACATTTGAATACACGTTTGATAATACGTTTGCTCCGATAGGTGATGGGACTGTTATAAATAGGTTGGTAGTAGATTCTTCAGAGTGTGGTATTTATCTTCGTTGGATAGATAGACATGGTTTTTATCAGTATTGGTTGTTCCAGATTGGGGACAATATATTGCAGGTAAGTACAAATGGTGAATTGCTCTATCAAACTTTCTCGGACAATAAATATGCTTATTATGGGGTATCACGTCAATCTAAGAAAATACAGAAATCTATAAAGGCTTGTGCTACACTTATAGATCAGGATACATTTGATATGTTGTCTACTTTGCATACGTCCCCTTTAATTGATTTGTATCATGAGGGGAAATGGTTCCCTGTAAGATTGGCAACGGGAACAGTGAGCCATTTGCGGAAACCCTTGCAGGATTTTGAAATAGAGATAATATTACCAGAAACAATATCACAGAGTTTATGAGAAATGAATTATTGTTTATTGACGGTGAATTGGTGGATTTGGATGACAACACTAAGATTACTTTGACCTATAAAAGTAACCTGTTTACCGATTTGAGTAAGATCGTAAGCAATAACAGTTATACGATCAAGTTGCCTAAGACAGTCAGGAATCAACGTATTATCCAACATGCTGACCTTCCGGCATGCCAGACTGACTATCCGAGAACGTTTCATGATACAAGGTATATCCGTAACGGGGTTGAAATTATTTCTAACGGGAAAGCTGTATTGATGACTGGGGCGGATTCTTTTGAAATAGCTTTGACGTGGGGGAATATTAGCTTGTTATCTAACATTATTGAGGGTGACAAAACATTGAATGATTTGAAAGATAGTTATCCTGAGTATTATACTATTTGGAAAAGAGAGATTAGTAATTATCAAGATGGTGCAAGTTTTATCATGTCCGATATGAATATGGGGGTACGGAATTATGATAACAAGAACTATATCCATCCATGTGTCCGGGCAGGTTGGATTTTAGAACGTATATCCCAGGATAGCGGTATCAAATTCTTATTTCCTACCAATGTCACAGATAATCTGATTAACAAACTCCTTGTTCCGATGTTAACCAAGAAAGGAAAGGGAGAGGATTATAATAATCAATTAGGAATCACTTATGAGTATGTGAACGGAACGCGACCCAATCATGATTATGGATATGTTTTGAGAGGTAGTACGTCTACTTATAAAAAAACAGATTATCTGGAAACGGTAGACCTTAGTTCATCCAAGTATGAAGGCATGAAGATTTTGAAGGACAATACCAAAATTCGGATCATGGGAAGAATGTTTTTTAATTTTGTGAGAACAGAGGTTCCTAATCCGAGATTTGTAGCTTACAAAGTTGTGAATGGGGCTGCGGAGGAAGTGTTTTCAGTCAGCTATACCAGTTTGGAGAAGAGAGGTACTCAAAATTGGTTTGTATCTTTTGAATATGATGATTATACATCTGTATTGGCTGCGGGGGATGTGATCTATTTTGCCTTTTCCGATACCGGATTGTTTACAGATAGTTGGGGTAGCACAACCTTTGTAGTCGGGTTATTGGCATTCACTGAAGAAACCAATGTTTTTGAAGATGGAATAAGTGATGGATATTATCCTATTATATCCAATTTGCCAGACATAAAGCAGATTGATTTCATTAAGTCTTTATCTGTTATGTCTGGTACATTTGCTGTAGTCAAAGATGATGTTACGGTTAGGTTTGTTTCAATGGATGAAGTTATAACTAACAAGTCTAGGGCTATAGATTGGACTACGAAGGTGGTTGCGTCGTATCAGGATAATAAACCTAAAACTATTTCGTTTTCTCTTGATGGATTCGCTCAAAAGAATGTCTACAAGTGGAAAGAAGACAAAACAGTATCTGGAGATTATGAAGGATGCATCAATGTTGATGATGAGACTATTGAACTAAGTAAAGATAGTGTTACGCTTCCTTTTGCCGCAACCGATACGAGAGCCGGTAAAGCATATATTCCAATTTATGAATATGAAGATAACGAGGAGATTGGAAAGATAGGAAAAGCTGAACCTCGTATATTGTTGGAGATTAGTAACAATGGTAAGTCAAGGGCAACATTCAACGGTTTGTCATGGCATGCCTTGTTGTCTAAAAATTATCAATCATACCAAAAGGTGGTACATAATCCGGTTGTCATTACGGAAAAAATTGAAATTAACGATATTGAGCTAAAAGAGTTAGATGTGACTATTCCTGTCTATTTAGGTCAATATGGTAGATACTATGCTATTATATCAGTAAGGGCAGAAGATACGGGAATATGTGAATGTAAATTATTGCAATTGGAAGTGTAACTATGGAAAATGTAGAAGAAAGAGTGCTGGATATCCGGGTGAAATATGACGATGCTATCCGAAAAATAGCAGAATATCGTACTCAGCTGGATGTACTTCGAAAAAGAGAACAAACTTTAAAAGAGGATTTGAAAGCAGGACGTATGAGTCGCAAAGAGTATAACTTACAGTTATCAGAAACCAAGATTGCTACTCGTGAAGTGAACGAGGCTGTTCGAATTCTGAGTAAGCAAATACAGAATGAGCGTAAGGAACAGACGGAGCTTGAAGGTAGCTTAGTTAGATTACGTGCGGAACTTTCTAATTTGACTGCTTCTTATGATAGGTTAAGTCGTGCGGAACGTAACAGTGCCAAGGGCAAAGAGATTCAAGATAAGATAAATGCCATTACCGATGAATTGAAGGAAGCGGAAGAGGGTACACAGCGTTTCTATCGTAATGTCGGTAATTACGAGGAAGCTTTGAAAGATTTTGTAGGTATCAATAATGACTTTGCAAATTCTTTGTTGAATATCGCCCAGAACTCAAATGGAGTGAAAGGCTTTTTCTCCAATATGAAGACAGAAGCATCTGCTTTAGGTTCAACGCTAAAGGCATTATTGAAAAATCCGGTATTTATGAGTATAGCAGGTGTTGCCGGAGTCGGTTTTGCTTTCAAATGGTGGTATGACTACAATAAGGGGGTAAAAGAGGCTACCAAATTGACAAAGCAATTTACGGATAAGTCTGGCGATGATTTGAAAATCTATCGGAGTGAAGTACAAGCTTTGGCTGATTACTACAGTAAAGACTTCCGGGATATGTTGACTGCTATTAATTCCGTAGAAAAACAGTTTGGCATATCTTCTGATGAAGCGTTGAAAGTAATCAAAGATGGTTTCATTGCCGGAGCAGATGCGAAAGGTGAGTTCCTATCTGCTTTGAAAGAATATCCGGCATACTTCAAAGAGGCTGGTATCTCTGCGGATCAGTTCGTTGCTATTATTGCAGAAACCAATAAGCAGGGTGTCTTCTCTGATAAGGGAATTGATACAATCAAAGAGGCGAATACCCGGCTTCGGGAAATGACTACATCAACGGCTGGTGCATTGGATGGTATCGGTATCAGCTCTAAACAGGTTCAGAAAGATTTGCAGACAGGAGCAAAGACTACTTTTCAAATCATGCAGGAAGTATCTGCCAAATTGAATGAACTACCGGAAAGCAGTGCGGTGGTTGGAACTGCCATTGCAGATATCTTTGGCGGTCCGGGAGAAGATGCCGGCTTGCAATATATCCGTACCTTGAAAGATATTTCTGTTAATCTAAATGAAGTCAAAGGTAAGACCGGGGAACTGGGTAAAGTGGAAGATGACTTGCTCGCTTCTCAAACGGAACTAACCAAAGAGGTCGCTTTGCTTTTTGACGCTACAGGTGGTTCATTTGAGAAAATGACGGGTAGGATTGAGACTTTTGTTAATGATACTCTATCCTCTTTGATTAGAGGGGTACGAGCTTTATTTGAATCGGTAGAGGATATCTCGGAACGGGAAACTAAAGCGGCTGTTGAGCTTGGTAAGAATGTTGCAGAGGCTAATGTCGGAGATGAATATGCCAAGATAGAGGCGGCACGGGCTCGATATGTGAAAGCGGGGCTTTCTGAGGAAGAAGCTTTGAAAAAAGCTAAAGAAGAAAGACTGCAGATGCTGAACTTATCCCTGAAGCAGGAAGAAGAATACTTGCAGGAAACTATTGCTATCAATGAGAAATATAATAAAGAGCTGGATGATGTTTCATTCTGGCGTCAGGGAATTGGTAAAGACCGTTCTAATTCAGCCATAAACAAGGATATTGCTTCTTCATGGAATAATCGTATGGCACAGTTGTCGGCTGTGGAATCCAGGAAAGAGACTATTAACTTGGTGTCTTCATATACTGGAGATACCGATAAAAAGAAAACGCCGATTGTTGACCCTAAAGCTGTGGCTGAAGCTCTTAAAATCAAAAAGAAAGAACTGCAAGAGATACGTAAGGCTGAGGATGAAATGCTAAAGCTCGTCAAAAATAGCCGGAAAAAGCAGACGCAAGAGATAGAATATGAATATAGCCGCCAGATTGAAGATTTGGAAATTCGCTTGAAAACCGAAAAGGACTTGACACCTCGTGCCAAAGAGGAAATCGGAAAACAGATTCTTTCTCTTGAACAGCAAAAAATAGCAGCTTTGCAAAAGCTCTCCGATGAAGAACTGAGAAAAGAAATTGAAAATCGGCAGAAGCTTATCGCCCTGCAGCTTGAATCTGTAAAAGCCGGAAGCGAGCAGGAGTATCAATTAAAGATGCAGCAACTTGTAGCCCAACGTGATGCGGAGCTTCAGCAGAAAGAGCTAACCGAGCAGATGAAACTTACTATTATGGAGAAGTACAACAAAAAGATTGATGATTTGACCGAGCAGCATAATAACTCCATAATCAAGAAACAAGAGGATGCATTAAGGATACGTTTTGAAACAGAAATAGCCCAGACATACGGTGACGAACAAGAAATTCTCCGTATTAAGATGGAGCAGAAGCTTGCAGAGTTGAATACTATACAGCAACTTGAGGGGGAAAGTATAGAAGCTTTTAATTTGCGTAAACTTCAGGCTCAAAATGACTATAATGATGCAAAGAAAGCTGTTGCAGATAAGGAGATAGCTATTGAACAATCCAAATATGATGCTATGGCTACTGTTACAAATGGACTTATTGCCTTGACAGATGAGATAGGTAATCAAGACCGTAACTTTGCCATTGCAAGTAAGGCTTTGGCTCTTGCTGAAATTGCAATCAATACAGGTAAGGCTATTTCTAAAATGGTTTCAGCGGAAGCAGGAAAGGGTATCATTGGACTTGGTACAATGGCAAGTGGTATAGCTACTATACTTTCTAATATTGCAGCTGCCATATCTACGGTAAAAAGTGCTAAATTTGCACAGGGTGGTTCAGTAGTAGGTCCGGGCTCGGGTACAAGTGACTCTATACCGGCGATGTTATCTAATGGTGAAAGTGTAATGACGGCTGCCGCGACTTCTATGTTTGCTCCGTTATTATCAGCTTTTAACCAAATGGGTGGTGGCATTCCTATCAACGTCACTACTTCATCCAATCAGGCGTTGGGTGAAGATATGCTTTCCAAAGCTGTTGCAAAGGGTATGATGATGGCTCCGCCGCCGGTATTGTCCGTAGAGGAATTTACTTCTGTTGCAGATAGAGTAAAGTATGTCGAGAATCTTGGTAGTGTATGAATGCGTATGAGTTATTAATTCTGAATAGGAACATCCTCCAAGTAATGGATGGTGTTTCTCTTGATGTTGGGGATGTGAAATACATCCCAGTATATCAGGAATATATGCACTTGTTACGGGAAGGGCATAAAAAGACCTATATCATGCAATATTTATCTGATGAATATAGTATTGCAGAAAGGACCATTTATCGGATCATTGATAAGTTCTCAAGTACGGTTAATATCTAAGTAAGAGCGGAGTAATTTTCCGCTCTTTCTGCTTAGTAAAAAAGTTACTGACAAAGCGTGTCAGTGGAATAAACTTCTTATATTCTTCAAGCCGTATCCTGTTTTCTACCTTTGTTACAAACAATTATGTAGTATGGCAAAATTATACATTAACAAGGACATTGTTGCCGATAGGGATAAGCTAGAGAGTTGGTATTTGACCAGTGATGAAGGGCTTTCGTTTCCAGATATTCAATATTTTCTTTCATGGCTTGACCCGGCTGACCCTACAATCGACATTGAAATACATTCATGTGGTGGTGACACTGTTGAGGGGTATGCAATTTATGATGCATTACGTGCATCGGGTAAGGAAATTTCTTGTACTGTTGTTGGAAGATGTGCTTCTATGGCGACAATTATTCTACTGTCTGCACCGCTGGAACGCAGAAAGGCTTATCCCCATGCAAAGTTTCTCATTCACAAACCATATTTGGCAAAGTATGACGATGTCTTAGACCTTGAAACGATAGAAACCCTTAAATCAAGTTTGGAAACGGAAAAAGCTAAGATGTTAGCAGTCTATGTTGAAAGGACAGGGACAGAGCCAAACGTGTTGGAAATTCAAATGAATAAAGAAACATGGTTTGGTGGAGAGGTTGCAAAACAATTAGGATTTATATCTGCTGTTCTTGTCCCAACTACAGCAAAAGGAATCGATTATAAACTTAATAGTAGAAAAATGAACAAAGAAAAACAAGTGACAGTGAAGCAATCTATCATTGATAAATTGCTTGCCAAATGTGGCTATCAAAAGATTGAGGATATTCCAGTAATATCTATGGAGTTGACAGACGCCGAAGGTAATATACTGACGGTGGAACGTGAAGAGGGAGAACCGCAAGTCGGGGATGCCGCGTCTCCTGACGGTGAACATGTTATGCCTGATGGGAAGACTATCATCGTAACCGATGGAGTAATTACAGAGATTAAAGATCAGGAGGAAGAAAATGGTGATGAGGAGATTGAGGCTTTGAAGGCACGCATTGAAGAACTTGAAGCGGAAAATGCGGCTTTGAAAGTTAACTCCCGTACAGTTGAGGACAATAAGATTCTGAATGCTGTAAAGATGGCAGGTGGGGAAAATTGGTTGGCGAAGCATTGCTCAACCTACAGGGTTTCTTTACGTGCCCAGACTTTTAAGACAACTGTTGATCCTCAGGCCAGTGCAGAGGAAACACCTATTCAGAGGAAGTTGAGAGAAGAAAGAGAAAAGCGAGCTAAAAAGTAAAGAAAGGAGATTTGAGTATGCCTATTTTAGATTTTTCAAAATTGACACCGGACAATCAGGCGGTGAAGGATTTGAAAGACTTGATTGAATTGACAGTCTTTCAGAATGAGGATATGGAGCGTTTTATGACGTTCATGCCTAAAGTGACCAATGGCAAGAAAGTTGGTTTTATTGGTGAAATGGAGGATGTGGGTATCGCAGGCTCTGGATGTGATCCTACATATCAAAAGGTGGCTATTGCTGCAGCCCAAAAGGTTTGGGAAATTGGTGATTGGCAAGTTCCATTGGAAATGTGTTATGAGGATTTGGAAAACACTATTGCTAAATATTGCCTAAAAACCGGTACTAATATTGCGGACCTTACTTCTACTGAGTATATGGATGGAATCGTCCTTCCGAAGCTAACGGAAGCAATGATGAAAATGTTGTGGCGCTTTACTTGGTTTGGAGATAAGGATGCTGCCAATGTTGAAGGTTCAGGGCAAATTACAGATGGTTTGAATGTTGAATTGTTTAAAACATGTGACGGTTTCTTTAAACGTCTGTTTGCTATATGTACAACTAATGCTAGCCAGCATACTGTCATATCAGCCAATGCTGAAGCATCTTATGCTTTGCAAAAATCCAAAATGAAAGAATTGGGTGCTGCAACTTCTATATTTGATGCAATGCTTGAAGATGCGGATAGCCGTATTTTCCAAAAGTCCGGACATGCAATTTTTGCTACGAAATCATTGTGTGATTCTTTATCTCGTGACGTGAGAGAAAAATATAAGGTTATTATGCCTTGGGAAGTTATTTTTGACGGACTTGAAGTAGGGGAGTATGACGGTGTTACAGTTGTAAAATGTTCAATTTGGGATCGATTTATCCAAGCATATCAGAATGATAAAACCAAATTGAATCTTCCCCATCGTGCTGTTCTGTGTTCTCCGGACAATCTGATGTACGGCTGTGAAGGTGATAACCCTATGTCAGACCTTGATATCTGGTTTGAAAGAAAATCCCGTAAGAATTATATCTATTCTACAGGTAAACTTGGTTCTATGATTGGCGAGGATAATCTGGTACAAGTTGCATATTAGGAAAGGAGGTATTTATGGGAGTATGCGATGATATTTTGAAGAAAGATATTTCTCCGTCTTGTGATGACCCGGTTGTACAAGGTTTGGAGCAGGAAGGTGTGATAATGAATCGTGCAGATGTAGACTTTGCTGCAACACTATTCAATTCTACCCGTAAGAATGTGATTGAGACACTAGCCATGAAGACGGGGAAGAAAGCATATAAAGTTATTGTACCAGGAAAGGCTCCATTTACAGGAACTACCACAGCTTTGGCTACTGGTACATATCGTAATTCATTCACAAACACTCTTGTACTTGTGATTCTAGCTAATGATCCGGATGTTTGTGCAGATATTATTGACGGCTTGGCTAACGGTTCTTACGTTGTAGTGTTGGAAAATAAATATAAGGGGTTACAAAAAGAAGCAAATCCGGGCGATGCCGCTTTTCAGGTTTTTGGATATTATCAAGGTCTTACAGCTACTACTATTGAAAACAATAAGTATAGTGAAGATACAGAAGGCGGATGGACCGTAACACTTGAAGAACAGAAAGCTCCAAAGTCAGCTTTATTCTTGTATAAAACAAGTTATGAAGCTACTAAAACTGCTATTAATACTTTAACGGCCAAACCGGCAGAGTAGAGGTATGACAGTTTTAGAAGTGGTTGATAAATTGAAAGAGTTGGGGGATAAACTCCCCCTCTCTTCTTCTGATAAATCAGACATTGAAGTAATGTATCATGAAGTCTTCGGACGAACTTTTATTAGAACTTCATGTGGTGATTGCTATCGTGATGCTGTGATTGAGATGTATTCATATTTAAAAAAATACAGAAAGATGAAAGAAAAATCAAATTATGCATTGAAAAATGGTGTTTTACTCCAGGCTGGCTTTGGGAGTGGTGAAATGTATACCAATGATAATCTAACTGATGAAGCGGCAGAAAGATTTCTTGCGGGAAATCCTAAAGGGATAGTGTTTTTTGCTTTAACGCCTTCTGATTGGGAGGAAAGGGTTGAAAAACGCAAGAATCCTGTTACGGTTTTGGATGAGATTTTAGTTTCAGAATTGGTGAAAGCTTTCCAAGTGGAAGGTGCGACTGTCAAAATTGTAAAAGATACATTTAAAACCTATCAAATAGATGGAAAGAAGGTGACTTCTAAATTATTGGATGCCCATATAAAAAAGGCTCAATCCCTTTTTGAATTAAAACAAGAAACGGCAGAATAATAAATGACCTCACGAAACGATGAATGTAAATGATTTAAAGAAGAAAAGTAATAGGCGTGTTGATACGGGATATTTACGTAATCTTGGCATCCAAAGCTATGGTGATGATAATCTATATCCTCAACATTTAAGGAATATCATCGCTGCGAGTTCAACGGGTAGTGAATGTGCGGAACGTTATGCCAATTTTATAGAAGGGAATGGTTTTCGTGAGGTCACTTTTTCTGAATATGTAGTTAATCGTCGTGGTGATACAGCAGATGATATCCATGCTTTTGTATGTAGGGATGTCGCAGATTATGATGGGATAGCAATACATGTAAACTATAATATGTTTGCTGATATAGTAGAGATACAGCATGTCCCCTTTGAGAATTGCCGTTTATTAGAGGAAGATGAAACCGGATATATTGCAAAGATTGCGGTTCATCCAGATTGGACAGGAAAGAAAACTCGTAAGGGTAAGGCTATTAAAGTTGTACAAGAGAATGTAGAGTTCATCGATGTTTTTAATCCTTGTAAAGAAGTGGTGTATGCACAGATTCGTGCTGCAGGGGGAATTGAAAACTATAAAGGACAGATATTATGGATTAGTAACACAGGAAACTTTGTGTATCCTGTCGGAAAGGCTGATCGGGTGATTGCGGAAATGAGTACAGATGAAGGGCTTGCTAATATAAAGTATCGTAATGTACGCTGTAATTTCATGCCTTCTGGGATGATTATCACTAAGAAAGGCGTTTCTCCGGTACATCTTGATGAAGAAGGAAACCCGATAAGAGAAGATAAACCAAGTGAAGATACAGGCTTTTCAGATACCATTATACAACTTCAAGGAGATACTAATGCTGCAAAAATATTGGAAGTATCTTTGGAATCCGATGAAGAAAAACCAGAGTTTGTGGATATCAGTTCTAAAAATTATGATAAAGAATTTACCGTAACTGATACTAGTGTGGTAGAGCGTATTTATTCTGCTTTCGGTCAAGAACCTTGGTATTGTATAAGGGTTGGTAAGGTGGGCTTTTCCGGTGATATATTGGAAGATGCATTTGAGTATTATAACTCTATTGTATCAAAACAACAGCGAATGATTGAACGTGCTTTTCAGAAAATCTTTGAATATTGGTATGAACCTATTAACCCCTCTAATGACTTTAGTGTACAACCTCTTAAATACGTAAGAAATGCAGCAGTATCTAATAACAACGGATGAAGTTTCTAAGTTGGCCCGTACGATGTCAGTACATATAGATACGGAAAAGATAGAAACCTATATCCGAGAGTCAGAGAATATTGATTTGAAGTCGGCTTTGGGTGATGCACTGTTCTTGGATGTGAAAGAACATCCGGATAATTATAGTGAGTTACTCGATGGAAGTTCTTATGATGTACAATGTGGTGGAAGACGTTCTTTTGTGGGATTAAAAGCCGCTTTAGCTTATTATACCTATGCCCGTATAGTGAAGAATGGGGATGGTAATGTTACCCGTTTAGGATTTATGAATAAGGATAACGAGTATTCTTCACGTCCGGATTTTAAAGAGAAGCTCATGGCCTATAATGATGCTTTTTCTGTAGCAGACCGATACTTAAAAGAATGTGTGCGCTATTTGAATGACAATAGGCACTCTTTCCCTTTATATAGGGGAAATGGGGGACTGACCGCAAACCGTGTAACATGTAGAATTTTGGGTGAATAATTATGAAAGAGAATTTTAATACATTAAGACAAAGGGCGACTCAAATAAAAAATGAAGTTGAGGACGGCGCTAATACTTCTGCAAGAGTAGGTTCATTTTGTGAGGACGTAGTAGATACAATGACTGGTACCATTACGGAATATAATGTTTCCGTCCAGCATCCTACTTCGGGTACCGGTGGCACAGACCGCTACACACTTGAGACGGCTATCGCCCAAGTCCCGCAAGAACTTAGAAATATCGGGCTGAAGGTGTCATTCGTAAACAGTGCC